CTTTTTATGTTAAAAAAGCAGAATATTATTAGGAGTAAAACATGGTAATAATCAAGAAAAGCGGTAAGTACAAAGCCAAGGAACCTTATTTCGGTCCCTTTCAATGGAACAGTAAAACCAAGAAAGAAGACCACAAGAAGCCTATTTCCCAGAAATAGTTATGGCTAACACTTCCAAGTTAATAACCAAGGCGGTTGAGCGAGCCTTAGAAGGTCGTGACAAGAAAAAGAAAAAGAAGCAAAGAAGTCCTAAGGCGATAAAGAAGGGAGAGGTTGCTTTAAAGGCAGAAACCGAAAAGTACGGCAAAAGATTTAGCAGAAAAATGGGGGGAAGTACCCAAAGCAGAAGGGGTTATACCCCTGCGGTCATGATGAACCATGAGAACTACAACGATTCCATAAAACGGAAGTATGGTGGTAAGATTTAATGACTAATAAATATACTAAACCCAAGAGACCGATAAGACGAAATCATGGAGGCTGTGGTGCGGTGATGGATAACCGCAGAAAAAAAACACTTTATGTTCAAGCTGGAGGCTATGTCCCGCCAGCAGGAACAGGTCCAAAGGGAGGGAAAGCAGGTCCTGTACTAGGACAATGGGCTAGAGGCATACCCCAAGGTATAGCCAGCACTGCAATTAATCGAACTCCTCTGGGAGGAGCTATTAATGTTGTTGGAACAGGAGTTAGAGCAGCTAGAGGAAAACTAGGAACTAAGGGTCCAGTTAATGTAGGTGGAACAATCACATCTGGAATAGGCTCACGCATGAAAGAGCGTAGAGCAAGAAGGAAAGCAAAACGTAAAGCTCGTAAAGCTAAAGGTTAATAAAAGTTAATAGGAGTAGAGTATGTCTATTTGGAGCAAAGCAAGAGCCACTATTAGAACTGGTATTGAGTGGGCTTTTTCAGGTTATAAAAAACCAACAATATCAAAGGTTTATAAACAGGCGGAAAAGAAAAAGGCTTCTGCCGTAATCAAGAAAAAAGCTGAATCCGAAACAGTTACCAAGCGGGTTCGTGCCCGCACTGTTAAAGGGCGTTACAAGGGGGATGACAAATCCACTCCCGATGTTGACGAGGCTTGGACTACAGCAAAAGTACCCGTGAGGCGTATAAATAAAACAAAGAAATAATTTATGGCAATAGAAAAAGCAATAGGTCCTGGATCATCTAATGGACTGGATAATAACAGTACTGTTATCGATATAGAGATCGATACAGTCGAAGCGAACCCTGAAATTGAAGTCACCACGACTGAGGAAGGGGGAGTTGTGGTTGATTTTGATCCCACTGCCAAAGAAGACCATATGCTCGGCTTCAATGCCAACCTAGCGGAATTGTTGCCTGATGATGTACTTGAAGAATTGTCTGGTGAATTGATACCTCTTTATCAAGGCGATAAAGAATCACGGGGTGATTGGGAAGATACTTACATGAAAGGCTTAGACCAACTCGGTTTAAAGATCGATGAGCGAACCGAGCCTTGGGTCGGAGCCTGTGGTGTGTTTCACCCCATGTTAACGGAAGCGGTAGTGCGTTTCCAAGCCCAAGCCATTTCTGAGATATTTCCCGCATCAGGTCCAGTGAAGACCGAAATCATCGGAGAATTGACCGATGAGAAAACCAAACAGGCTCATCGGGTACAGAATTACATGAATTACCTACTCACCAATAAAATGGTTGAGTATCGCAATGAAACGGAAAAGCTATTGTGGTCATTGCCACTGGCAGGTTCGGCTTTCCGTAAAGTTTATTATGATGTCAACATGGGCAGACCTTGTTCCATGTTTGTTCCTGCCGAGGATTTTATTGTCAGTTATGGCACCAGTGACCTGATTACTTGTGAAAGGTCTACGCATGTCATGAAGAAAACTGAGAACGACCTCCGAAAAATGCAAGTTAAAGGTTTTTATAGGGATGTTGAATTGCCTTCTCCCTCTCCAGAAATAGATGAAATTGTTAAGAAATACAATGAGTTGACTGGCGATAACGATAATTATGATGCCGATTCGAGATACACTTTGCTGGAAATGCAGGTCAATTTGGATTTGCCTGGATACGAAGAAAAAGATGAAGAGGGTGAGGACACAGGAGTTGCTCTGCCGTACATTGTAACTTTGGATTTATCTTCTAAAACGATCCTTTCCATCTATCGAAATTGGTACGAAGACGATGAAGATACCATGCCTCGTCAGCACTTTGTACATTACCAATACCTTCCTGGTGTTGGTTTTTATGGCTTTGGTTTAATCCACGTTATTGGTGGATTGGCTAAATCAGCGACTTCCTTGTTACGTCAGTTAGTCGATGCAGGTACTCTATCCAATCTGCCTGGTGGTTTGAAATCACGAGGTCTGAGAATTAAGGGTGATGATTCCCCCATCATGCCTGGTGAGTTCAGGGATGTAGATGTCCCTGGAGGAGCCATTAGAGACAATATAGCGTTTCTCCCCTATAAGGAACCATCTCAAGTGCTTTATTCACTCCTTGAAAATATTGTTGAAGAAGGAAGAAGATTTGCATCACTAACTGATATGAAGATTAGTGACATGAATCAGGAAGCACCCGTAGGAACTACGCTTGCCATTATGGAAAGAACGATGAAGGTCATGTCTGCCATTCAGCAGAGACTACACGCTTCCATGCGAATTGAATTTAGGATATTGACAAATATCATACGGGACTTCACTAAGCCGTCTTACCCTTACGAAGTGAAGGCGGGAGAAGAAATTAAGGAAGAGGATTTTGATGACAAGGTGGATGTGATTCCAGTTTCCAATCCGAATGCAGCGACAATGGGACAACGCATTATGCAGTATCAGGCTGCTTTACAGTTGGCACAACAAGCACCGCAAATGTACAACATGCAGGAACTGCATCGTCAGATGCTGGATGTCTTGGGCATACAGGATGCCGATAAGATTGTACCGACTGATGATGACATCATGCCACTTGATCCTGTGGCGGAAAATATGAATATGCTAAACGGGGAACCCGTTAAAGCTTTTGAGTACCAAGATCATGAAGCTCACATTACAGTGCATTTAGCGGCTGCGGAAGACCCTGAACTGAAGCAACGAGCAGAGGCTTCTCCGATGGGACCCTCTATTCTGGCTGCCTTGGATGCTCACGTTACCGAACATTTGGCTTTCTTATACCGAGGACAGATCGAAGAAGAACTGGGAACACCACTGCCGCCACTGGGAGAACCCATGCCAGAACATATCGAAAAACAAATATCAACCTTGGTAGCCGAAGCGTCACAGAGACTGTTAAGCAGACACCAGAAGGAAGCGGAAGAAGAGCGTATCCAAGAAGAGTTGAAAGACCCGTTAGTTCAAGCCAAGTTGCGTGAACTCGATATCAAGGAGAAAGATGTCGATAGGAAGACACAGTCAGATGCAATGAAGCAGGAAGCTACTACGGAACGTGAATTACGCAAAGACCAACTGGAAGTACAGAAAATTAAGTCACAAGAGAAAATTGCAGGAGCTAAGATTGGTGCTGATATAATGGAAACCATTGTTGATGCACAGATAGCTGACAAGGCACTTTCCGCCAAGCAACAAGCGAAAGGTGCTGATGTTGGCGTAAGAATAGCTGAAAAGCTAATGGATAAAGATAAAGAGCAGAAAGATGGCAGACCCCCTAGGAAGTAATTTTAGAGATGCTTTTCTTAGACGAATTAATGACGAGAAAGAAAGAGTTAAGGAACTTCTTGCAGAAGGTAGTGTTGAAGATTTCTCCGCTTTTAAAAGATTGACTGGAGTCATTGAAGGTCTTAATTTAGCCGAAAGAGAATTTAAAGAAGTTTTAGAAATAATAGAAAATAGTTGAAATAAATTATTTCTCAGATATTATTGTTTTTGACTGGGAACGCAAAACCCATAATTTTGTGCAACAACAGGATGACTTATGACATCTGAAACAAACGTAGCTGAGATTGATACCGATCAAGAATCTCATAAATCTACGCAAATGCCAGAACCTTCTGGTTACAAGATATTGATCGCACTCCCTGACGTAGACGAAGCCACTGAAGGTGGCATTATCAAAGCCGAAGAAACAAGGTACGCTGAATCCGTTGCTACTATTGTTGGTTTTGTTCTAAAGATGGGTCCTGATTGTTACAAAGATCAAAAGCGTTTTCCCAGTGGTCCTTGGTGTAGTGAAGGAGATTTTATCTTAATGCGTACCTATACAGGTACTCGTTTCAGAATTCATGGTAAAGAACTTCGTTTAATTAATGATGACAGTGTAGAAGCTGTGATCGATGACCCAAGAGGATATGAAAGACTATGATTGAAGAAAATGCAGAACAATTAGAAGTAGAAGAAGAGACTGATCTCGGTAAAGAAGATTTTGAACTTCCCGTAATACCAACTTCTCAGGAAGAGAAGTTTTTTGGCAAGACTACTCAAGTGGGCAATGCATCTGATGATGAACTTGAAGTGCAGGTAGTTGAAACAGAAGAAGTCGAAACCCCGAAAGAAAATACTGAAGAGATTGATTCAGTTAGTGGCAGGGTACAAAAACGAATTGATAAGCTCAAATACGAATTTCACGAAGAACGCAGAGCCAAGGAAGATGCACAGAGGATGAGGGATGAAGCGGTAAATGCTGCTCAAACCTTAAATAGTCAACTGCAACAAGCTAGACAAATGGTGTCTCGTGGACAACAAGCAGTGGTCTCTAATGTGGCTGCCAAGGCAGAAGCAGAATTAGAATATGCTAAAAGGGTCTGGTCGGATGCTACTGATGAAGGCGATAAAGAAGCCATCATTAATGCACAGGAAAAAATGTTGGAAGCTAAACTGCAATTGACGCAAGCCGATGCAGCTATAAAAAGGCAACCCACTCAGAGAAAACCACCTAAACGACCTGTCCAACAAGCTCCTTCGCCACAGCAAATAGCACAAACACAGCCACCACCCCTTGATCCAATGGCTGAAGAATGGCTCGGTAAAAACGAGTGGTTCAATGCCGATAAAAAGCTAACAGGTTTTGCGATGGGGGTACATGAAGATTTATTAACCGAGGGTATTAATCCTCAAACAAGGGAATACTACGACAAAGTAGATGCTGAAATGAAAAGAGCATTTCCCAACAATTTTTCCGATTCCGAGTTGGATGAAGGGCAAACTGCTCCAACACGGAACGCAGCTACGATGGTAGCTCCAGCCACTAGAAATAATGGCGGAAAACCACGCAAAGTGCAGTTAACGCCCACTCAAGTTTCTCTCGCCAAGAAGCTTGGGCTATCAGCAGAACAGTATGCTAAACAAATAGTTAAGGAGATGATTTAATGTCCGAAGAGCGTAATCGAGAAATCGAAGGTCGAGAGACCCATAAAGCTTCACGAGAAGTAGAGAACAGAGAAGCCGAGAAGAGAGATGAACCCTGGGTACCGCAGACTATTCTGCCTGACCCAGACCCACAAGATGGATATGTATTTAGATGGATTGCCACTTCCGTAAATGGCACTGTCTTGAATACGAATGTTTCAGCTCGTTTCAGAGAAGGTTGGGAGCCTGTAAAAATGGAAGATCATCCAGAGATAGCGGAAAACATTGTCCCTGATTATCATTCCCATTTTAAAGGCAATATCGAAATCGGAGGATTGCTTTTATGCAAAGCCGATGCCTTAACCATGAAGAAAAGGGATGAGTACTACCAAGAAATGGCAAAAGCTCAAATCGAAGCAACTGATAAAAATTACTTCCGTGAACAAGATTCTAGAATGCCCATGT